CTAAATTTTTTTATTTTTCTTCCTATATGCAACATAAAATCCTCCTAATCTTTCATATAATAACTACCAGTAAATCCAGCAGCATTTAATATTAATCCTTTTGCCCAACTTATTTCTTCTGTCATAGTTTTTATAACTTCTTCTAACTCCACAGATTTTGGAACATCTAGTATTATCTCATCATGCACGTGGAATACTATTGGCCAACCTTTATCTTTTACTCTTAGCAAAGTTTCTGCTAAGCAATCTCTCGCTATGGCCTGCACAATATTTTCCGTTAATTTTCCACCATAAGTTGGGATAACTTCCCACTTCTTAGATGTTTGATTAATACCCATATAATGCATCTGCATTTGGCCAAATTGATTTTCTTTTAAGAATGGCTTTGGATAGAAAAGTTTTCTGCCACTTGGTAATTCTATTGTGAAAAAGTCTTGGCCATAAATAAAATCGTACTCTTTAGCTAACTTTACACATTTGACTATCTGTGGTTCTCCTGTCTCTAATACTTCAACAGAGGCATTCTCTAATGCATACCACAACTCCACAATTCTTTTTGATGATTTTCTCCATCTGTCTACAATGTCTTTCATTTCTTCATCAGTCAGTCCCATATCAGCTGCACCCATAGCAGTTAAGGCTCCAACACTACCTTGATATCCCAGAGCAAGTTCGGCAACTTTTCCTTTAGCTCTTAGATGATAGTTTTCTTCACCTTTTGCGATGGTATTTATTGGCACTCCAAACATTTGAGATGCTGAGGCCTCATAGATTTTTCCATGAGTTTTAAATACTTCCATTCTCCACTCTTCTCCAGCAAGCCATGCTATAACTCTTGCCTCTATTGCTGAGAAGTCAGATACAACAAAATGATTTCCTTCAGAGGGGATAAATGCTGTCCTGATAAGCTGTGATAAGGTATCAGGTATATTTCCATATAGCATTTCTAAAAGTTCTCCATCACCTTTTTTAATAACATCTCTAGCTACATCTAAAGTTTCTATATAGTTACGAGGCAGGTTCTGTACTTGAACTAATCTTCCTGCATATCTACCAGTTCTGTTAGCTCCATAAAATTGTAAGAGCCCTCTAACTCTTTCATCTTTACACATAGCATCGTCCATAGCTTTATATTTCTTAACAGATGTTTTAGATAATTCTTGCCTTATTTCTAATACTCTTTTTGCCTGTCCATCTTCTAAAGTATCTACCATTTTTTCAACTGTAGCTTTTTGCAAATTCTCAACTTCTTCTCCTGCTTCTTCTAACCAAGTAAGTAGTTGGCTAGTAGAATTAGGATTATCTAACTTTGTTATATCTCTTGCTTCTTCTAGTAAATTAGCCCTTGATAATGCGTCTATATACAGAGCACCATTCACTAACTCACTATCAACTCTTACTCCGTATGCATTCATAAAAGTATCCAATACCCAAAGTTTCCATTCTCTTTCAGGGACAGGAAAAGCACTTAATCTTCTACCTATCTCCATTTCAGTAACTACATCTTGTATACAGTATTCTTTAAATAGCTCCCATTTCTCAGGTGCATGTTGAGGTAGATTTCTAGTCCTATTCCCATTACTTTTAGTAGGATTACAAGGTATACAGAAGTATCTTATTAAAGCACTACCAGTAGTTAATTTTTTCTTATCTTGCGGTAAGCCCATTGCATTACCTATTGCAGCAAGACCTGCAGTATATCCACAATAAAGACCGTGTACCATAGTACAATGCCATTGTTCCAAAGGAGTTTCTATTCCAGCCATATTCAAACACCACCATTCAAAGACAGCATTGTATGCATACTTAGTACAATTTTCATCTTTTAAAAGGGTTAATACTTCTTCAGGAATAGCTTCGCCTTGAGCAAGGTCTACTATTTTTACATCTTGGCCATCAACGGAATATGCAAATAAAAGTATCTGAAAATCATCACTCATTGCATATTTATATGCACCTGACTTACCAATGTCTACAGAGCTAAATGTTTCTATATCTATATTTAAAGTTCTCATAATCGCTCCTTTTTGAAAGTGAAAGGCAGTTTTCACTGCCTCTCTATTAAATTTATAGAATTGGTTCTCCAGTAACTGGATCTATTTCAACCTCATCAAATTCATTTTCCGCTTTAATTCCTACAGCTGATAGAGGCTCTCCATCCATTAACTTTTGTACATTACCAAGTCCACAACCTATTCCTTTTTTACCACTTACTGCATAAGGGAAAAAGTTCACTGATACTCTTGCATATATCCCTGAGTAAATCTCAGACTGATTAAGAATTGGTTGAGCTCTTACATCAACTATTCCTGGTTGATAATCAATTTTTGCACTTGCTGTAAATACCCAGTGACCTTTACATTCAGGACCAAACTCTTGACCATCTGAAGGTCTTACACCATCTCCATCATATATTGGGATAGTTGGTTTTGGAGGTTTAACTCCATTCCATACACTGCTAATTCCTTTTTCTATTGCAGCATTTATTGCGGCATCAAGTTTCATCTTAGTTTGTACATCAGTTTTTGGAACTAGAATTGTACAACTGTACTTTTCTTCTTGCCCTTTTTCTGCTGCATAAGGTTTAAATAAATGCACATAACTTAATCTTACTTTCCCTGTCATCACTCTAGTATCATTTGCCATAAATATCACTTCTCCTTTTATAAATTATTAATATCATCAACTACACTAAATTCATCTTCTGCCTTTATCTTGTTTGTTATAGCTTCTCTTTTATCAGACGCCTTTACAAGAGTTGGCTTCCCTACATTCATAACTATTAAATTTCCAACTAGATTATTAAAATCTTTTTTACCTATTACTTTTTCTATCTGTGCTAAAGTTAAGTACTTTCTTTCATATAGCAGTTCTTCAGCTATTCCATTTTCTTTAAGTAATTTTATAGCCTCATCTGTATTTTTAAAACTTCTACTACCTCTACCATTAACAGCCTTCCAACCAGGAACATTATTTCCTTTTAAACTTTCTGCTAATGCATACTCTTTTAAATCTTCTGCCCATTTAGCTAAGTCTTGAGCCTTCTCCAGTATTTCTCCAATTTCTTCTAAAGATAATTGGTCTGCAGCTTTAAACTCGTACTTAGCAAGTTCTAAATTAGCTTTAGCTCTCTCTTTACAGATAGATTTAGCTTTACAAAATTTACAGTGTTCTCCACACTCAAAATCACCCTCACCATTTAAAGCCATTACAGCTTTTTCTTGTGCTTTCTTAGCAAAGGTTAGTAAATAATCGAGACTACATTCCCAAGTGCAAATATTGTTTAATCTTGGCTGTACGATTGACATTTTAATGTGCTCTATAGGAAATATCATTTCGTAAGCGAGATAAGCCCCTAATGCATACAGAAGTAACTGAGCATTGTTTTCAACACTTACAGGAACACCTTTTCCATACTTAAAATCTATGATGTGTAAAGTATCATTAGAGATTAAGATACAGTCAGCAGTCCCAAATCCACCAGGAACATATTGCGAGAAATCTACTTTTTGTTCAACAGAAATATGTGGAGTAGTTTCATAGCTGTACATCTGTTCTTGTATAAACTCTACATACTCATCTGTGTAACCTTGCATTTCTTCTTGGTACAACTCTTTGTCTTTTAATTTCTTCATAGCAGAGGTAAATTTCCTAGAGGTTAATCCAGGATCTATTAACTTTTTCACTTTTAACTCTGCTATTTCGTGTGCTAGGCTTCCTTCTTTTGCATATTCACTTTCTACATCTTCAAATTGCTCACAGAGTCTTACAGAAGGTGGACAAGCCATCCACCTTGATGCACTAGAAGGTCCTAATAGTGCATGTGCCATTAAATATCAACTCCTAAATTTTTAAGTTCTTGAACAAAAGCTCCATAACTTTCTTGAGGCAGAACAGTTATAGCTTTAACTCCAAATTTACCTAACAAATCTTTCATAGCTTTTCTGTTATTTTCAATGTCTTTTGCTACCCAAGCTGCTGCTATTCTTTGTAAATCATCTGCAGTATACTCAGCTGTCTTAGTTGGTAAAGGAGTTGCTACAGCTACAGGTGCTTCTTCTTTTTTAGCTGGTGCTACTGGTAGTTTTTGAGTTGGAGCATCTTCTACCTGTTTAACAGGTTCTTTTTTCTCTTCTGTTTTAGCAGAAGCATTAGCTATTGCCCTTTTAATTTCTTTTTGTGTATTGTTTATTACCTCAGTATAGTTAGCTTCTATGAACTCTCTTATTTCCTTTTTAACTTCTTCAACACTTCCTGTAAATTCTACTTTTACCATTTTTATATCCTCCTATTTGCATTTTTTATTAATTTGTTGTAATATATAATCAAAAATTGGTTTGTTGTCTGTTGATGATGTGGTAGTCGCAACAGACTTTTTATTATTTACCAGCATACTGAACACCTCCTTAAACTGCATAATTCCAAAGTTCTTTAATATTCATAGTTAGAGACTCACCCGTTACAACGTTTGATAGAACAGCAATATCTCCGTCTTCTAAAACTAATTCAAAATAATTTCCATCTATTAAGAACATTTAACCAACTCCTTAACGACCATTTATTGCCATAGGCATGATTATGTAATCTGTGTTATCCTTGCTAAATTTAACAGCACTTCTATTATTTTTTCCTAAAGCAATATTAAATGTATTATCCTTAATCCACTTAAACCACAGATCCACATATTTAAAATCTAAAGCTGTTTTTAAACTAGCTTTTGTATTATCCAATTCCATAATCTCTAAAAATAATTTGGACTCATCATTTGGATAAGCTTCAACAGATACTTTTCCATTTTCAAAGTTAAAAAATCTAGCAAAATACTCTGCCCTACTTACAGTCTTTAACATCTTCCAGACTATATTTTCAGTAAAATCAATAGTAGGATATGCCTGAGAATAACTCTCATACTCTAAGTCTTCAACCACCTTCGATATATTGGGGACTTTTATATCTTTTAGAGGCTCATATTCAGTTACTTCCATTTCTATCTGAACTGCGATTTTTCCATCTTTAAGTACTGCTATAGATGTTGCCTTTTTTAAGTCATCTAGTATGTCATATATACGGATAGTATCTGACCCTGGTAACTCTTCATGTGAGTCTTTTACTGTTACGAGTCTATATGTATCAGTAAATCCAGCATACTTTCCAGCAACTATCAGTCCTTTAAGTTCTCCAGACTTTGCAATACTTGCAAAATGATTTAAAATTTTTATATCATCTTTCCTTAAAACTAGAACTTGCTTTCCTCCATTTTTAGAATTGTATTCAGTTATATTCATTTCTTCTCCTTCCTTAACTCAGCTAACTTAATTCTTATTTTTGCTATATTTAATCCTGTCTTAGTTAATTCGGGAACAGAACTGATTAATCTACATTGATTAAGAACTTTTAATTCGTTTCTAGTCACACAGATTAAGTTATCAGTATTTAAATTAGTTTTATCTCCATCTGCAAATATAATCACACTGTTTTCTGGGATTGTTCCATGTTCTTGTTCATAGATCCATCTGTGTTTTCTCACCCATTTATTTGGTTTCGCTATTTTAATTAAGATATAGCCATCTTTATCCAGTCTTTCTGAGTATAGTTCCCGTGTATGCCAAGGAGAAAATCCTTTTTTAAATCCTTTTGTAGGCTTCAAACCTGTTTTTATTCCTTTATTCCATGGAGTGAGCCCTTTTTTGAATCTAGTATCACTCAATTTTAACCCTCCAACATCTTAGGTAGTTTAGCTGTTGCATCCAGCATGTCGTCTTTAAACTTAGCTGCTTTCAAGGCTAACTCGCCGTTACTAATAATTACAGTTGCGAGTTTTATCATAGTTTCGCTCCTACTAATTTCCTTCTCTAACTCTTCTTCTGAAATATTTTCTTTACTAAGTTTATCCATTTGTTCAAATAATTTTGAGTTTAGATCGCTTAATGTATTCATTCTTTTCTCTCCTTCCAGTCCATTTCTTCAGCTTCTTTCTTCTCTCTATATAACTTAATTGCCATACCTTTTGCACTGTAATTTCTAAGTCCAAGGACTTTTTCACGACTTCTTTTTTTGTATGCTGCATTCTGTTTAGATTTTTCTCTCCAGTATTGCTTCTCACATACAGCTGAACAATACTTAACTCTTTTATCTTTAAAATCAGTAACATGAACATGAACTCCACAGTATGCACAAACAAACTCTCTTGGGCAGTCTACATTGCTATAAAATTGATTAACTTTTATTCCCATTATTCACCTCTTGAATTTTTAATGAATTCGAGATATAATCTAGGTGAAATATTACCTAAATATTTTCTCTTAAACATCTGTGTTAGTTTGGTCGCTGACCACAGATGTTTTTCTTTTGTATGCTGCTAATATGCTAGCTATTACCAATGTTAGTTTCTTCATAGCTCTTCTCCCTTATGCTTCATAAACCAATCTGCCAATTTTTCTTTAATCACTAAGTGCTTTACACCAACCTTTACAAAAGGGAAGTCTGAGTATTCTCTAGCAATCTGTTTTAATTTTTGTAGCCCTATACCAGTTAATTTAGCTGCTTCTGGCATTGTTAACATCATCTTTTCTGACATCTTAATCTCTCCTTTCTAATTAATTTTTGCTGTAAGTTGTGTAATGATATCCATTAGAGCATTTTCGTAGTATGTAAAATTGTTACATCTAACATCATCAGTTTTAAAACTTATAATTTCATTTCCATCAGTATCTAAGAAATGTTTTATTTCAGGAGTTATCAAAACCCGACAGATGTCATCTCCTTTATTCATAACTACATACCCTAGATACTCATTAGTTATATTGTTAAAAGTTATAACTATTCTGTGATTTTTAAACATAATTTCTTTTACAGATAGCTTTCCTTTTACTATTTTCATTCTGCACCTTCCTCCCATATAAGCCCTTCAAAGTCATACAGCTCTACGTACTTCATGTACGCCCCAAAAATGACTTTAAATAACCATACAACTTTATACTTCACAACGTCATAAGGAGTTGCTTTTTTACTTTCTTTTAAAAGTTCTCTTGCTGCTATTTCTTTTTTTGTCATATAAATTACCCTCCCACATTTCCATTTGCTGTATAATAGCTAAAGCTCTACCCATTTTTAAATCTTTTATTTCTGGTCTACCATAGTATTTATCTAGTATTTTATTTTCTATTAACATTTTTAAACCTCCTCACTTTCAAAGAAATAAATTCTTTCAGCATATTTATTATCCCAACTTGCTTTTGTAATCGCTTTCATCTCTAAGATTCCAATAAAATAATTATCTAACCAATCTATATCTACATCTAATAAGTATCCCCATTCTGATGCTCTGCTAGAACTACCTGTATATGTAAAGCATAAACTTTTTTCTCTTCGTTCGTTGTACTGCTCTATGCTGTAAACAGCTCTTTTTATTAAATCTTTGTGTACTATAACTTTTTCCATATCTGTCGTATTAATTTTTATTTGTTTGTGTATTCTCATTTTTAATCCTCCTTTAAAAGCTTTTTCTTATATAATTAATATAGTCTTCTTCAATCTTTTCAAGCAGTTGTCTTATTTCATACTCTCTAGCATTTTTAAAATTGCTTTTTACTTCTTTTTTATCAGCTTCAATTAATTCTTGATTAATCATTTCATTAACTAAATTAGATAATAGTTTTTCAATCTTTTCACGGTCTTTTATATACATGTGTTTTTACTCCTATTAATTTACATACCCTAGACTTTTTACATTTCCATTAACAATTTCTACAAATTGAGTACCTTGCTTTTTACATATTTGGTAGATTTCTTTGTAGTGTATTTCATTTTTCATAGAACTTGTTATCACTCTTGTAAAGATATCTTCTAGTTGTCTTATTATCATCAATATCCCGAAGTCAACTTTATCTCTTGAATTAGCCTTTATTCCTACAAGTGAATTTACTAACTTACTATAAGTCATATATAGTTTATCCGAATGTTGACTACCCTGTTTCTTTGCATATTCTATTAATACTTGAATGGCATCTGTTTCTTCTCTTCTAACTAATTTTCCCTGTTGTCTTGTTAGTAGCCATTCACTTTTAGCTTTATCTAGAATTGCTTGTTCTAAAACTTCTATATAATGTATAATTGCTCTCCTAACAAATTTACTCTCTCTCAATAAAACTTGTTTAGCTTGGTTAAGAGTTAAGATGAACATAGGTAATTTTCTCCCTGTTGTATCTTTATATTCACTGACCGAAATTTTTCCGTCAGTGATTTCTAATGAAAATTCATCTCTTATTATGTCTAATAAATCATAATGCTCTAATTTAACTGCCTTTCCTCTTTTCTTTTGGGCTTCTGTTAAGGTATTATTTTTTAACTTTTCCTTATACTCTTCTTTTCTAAAAAGATTTATTTGTTCCAATAATTCCAAACTTGTTATTTGATTTTTTAGCCTTAGTTCTGCCATTAAACCTCCTTAATCCCAAGAAACTTCAACATTTTCTTTTTAGTTTCTCCGCCATTTCTGTTGCCTCTAATAATATCAGAGCAATAGGCAGGCTTTATTCCTAGCATTCTAGCTAGTTCAACTTGAGTCATCCCTTTTTCTCTTAAAACTTTTTTAACTTCCATTTCAAAATCTAATTTTGTCATCTCGCCCTCCTTTCTTATAAAATATTCTTAGAATTTATTTGACTTTTCATAGAATTTATGCTAATGTATAAGCATAATAAAAACAACATATAAAAAATGCTTTGCCGAACATTAAATATGTTTTAAAATTTAAGCATACTTTTTAGCTTATACTCTAATTATATTAGAATACATTCTAAATGTCAAGAGAAAAAAATTATTTTTTTTAGTATGCTTAAATCGCTTAAAAATAGGAGGTTTAAGAATGAATATGCTAGAAATTATCCAAAAACTTTGCCAAGAAAAAGGAATAAGTATAGCAGAAGTTGAAAGAAGAGCAGATTTAGGAAATGGATCTATTAGAAGATGGGGGACTGCTTATCCCTCAATAGATAAGGTTGCACGAGTAGCAGGTGTTTTAAATACAACTATTGAGTACTTATATACTGGTGAAATTAAAAATGTTCCTAATGTTGCAGCTAGAAAAATGGGAGCATTAGATGATTCTGAAGTAAAAGCAGTGAACGATTTAATTGATTTTTATTTGTCAAAAAAGAGATAAGGAGGGACTTAATTGTTTAAATATCCTGATGCATACAGATTGGCATCTGAGTTCTTAGAGAATTTAGATGTAAAACGTTATTGGAGGAAACCTGAAAAATTATTTAAGGCTATGGGCTGGGAGCTGATTCCTTATGGGGTTTTTGATTATCCTGAATTATCAGCTGATGCTTATAGCTCATATAAATATGGAAAATTTTTTATCCTTTATTTTGAAGGACAGGTAAAAACTAGAACTAATTATAATTTCCACCATGAAGCAGGACATATTATCGCAAGTCATCCTATTCTTTATGGAGATAGTTTATGTAAAAGTTCTGTAGATACCGAAAAAAAATATCTGGAAATTGAAGCTACTGTAATTGGAAGAAATATATTCTTAAATGCTTATATTATAAATTATATTATAGAGCAAAATAAAGATATAGAAAAGATTAAAACTTATTTCTGTGAGGAATATACACTAAGTAGAGATTATATCGATGCTAGATTTGGATTTTTAAACATAGATTTAAATAGTATGATTTATCCTACATGGGTAGAAAATGAAGCTAAAGCTGAATATTTTAGATTTTCGATGTGGTCCCTAAAAAAATATCCTACTTTTTCATTTATAGAAAAATACATTAATAATTACAAATATACTCCTACCAAATTTTTTGGAAAACATTCTCTTACGATTTCATTAAATGAGTTTCATTTTGAACATACGGGGCAATTTAAATATAACAATGTATATGGAAATTATGGTTTCAATGAAATTGAATATGAGTATACTGGAGTATGTGACAATTTAGAATCTTATGGAGAATATTTTAAAAATAAAAAAGCAATAATTAAAGTGTATGAATACCCAAAAGGCGAATTGAATCAGGTAACAGATGTAGAATTAATAGAAAAATAATTAGGAGATTTAACAATGTTTGATAAAGTTTTAAATGATTAAGAAATAAAAAAAAGCCCATCAGTTGCTACCAACAACTAAGGGGCTTCAAGAGTGTGGTACTCTTCTATATCATCTGTTTAGATTATATCACACTCTTGCTTTTTATGCAATTTGAAAGGAGTGTGATTTTGTATGGCGGGTAGAAAAGCCAATGGAGAAGGTACCATCTCTACTGTTATAAGAAATGGCAAGACTTACTATAAAGCCAATATCACTGTTGGTTGGGATAGTAACGGTAAACAGATTAGAAAAAGTTTTGGTAGTTATAAAAAGTCTGTGGTACTCGATAAAATGAATACAGCTAAATATCAGGCCAAGACTAACAGTTTATCCAATTCTGACATAAAGTTTGGAAAATTATTTGAACACTGGATCAACAATTTCAAAAAAATAGAAGTATCTTCTAACACATTTACAGTTTATGAAACTACATATAATTTAAGATTAAAAGATTATTCTATTGCTTATAAGAGGGCTAATCAAATTACATTAAAGGACTTACAACAATATTTCAATGAGCTGCAAGAAAAGTTCTCCCCTACTACTATAAGAAGAACTTATGTACATATCCACTCATGCATAAAATTTGCAATTATTGAAGGGATAATGATGAAAGATTATTGCCTAGCTGTCATACTACCCAAAGAGAATAAAAAAGAAAGAATTAGTGTATTCTCTAAGCAAGAGCAAGATTTGATATTGAAGACTTTAGATAAAAGAAATATAGTAGATTGCATTATATATTTTACATTTTTTACTGGTTTGAGACTTGGAGAAGTGTTGGGCCTACACTGGAATGATATTAATGGGAATATGTTGATGGTTAAGAGGCAATATAGAAGAATCCCGAATGATGATAAAGAAAGTGATAAAAAATTAAAATATGTCTTTAAAGATTTAAAAACTAAGAATAGTGCAAGAGAAATTCCGTTACCAGATAAAGTTTTAAAAATGTTAGAGGATCTACCGCATGAAAATGATTTAATATTTTCCGATGCAGGAAAACCTGTCGAGATAAAAAGACCACAAAGACGGATCACTTATCTTTGTAAAAAATTAAATATACCACATAGAAGCTTTCATAGTATAAGACATAGTTATGCAACTAGACTATTTGAATTAGATGTTCCAATTAAGACTGTTCAAGTCTTACTAGGACATGGAGATATATCTACCACAATGGATATTTATACGCATGTCATGAAAGAGAAAAAATTAGAGGTGCTTGATAAGTTAAATAACTTATAACAACAGACAAACAACAGATAGAACAGATATATTTTAAGTATATTCATTATTTGAATAGATATAAATTATTCTCCTGTTGAGTGCACCACACATTATTTATATTACTAATTAGGGGCTGTTATAAATTAATAGAAAGTAAAAAATAGTTCGTTACTGAGTAAATTTCTTAACAATAAAAAATAGAGACAATAAAAATAATTTTATCATCTCTACCTAATTTCTTTTAATTATAAAAATTTAACTAGTTCTTCATTACTTCTACGAATAGTATGTAATTTAGATGGTCTATCATCTTCTCTATGATATCCTAAGCTAAGAACTGCAACAACCTTAACATTTTCAGGAATATCTAGATTCTTTTTTACAAGTTCAGGTGTTATACGTCCTATCCAACAAGCACCTAAACCAAGTTCTTCTGCCATTAACATCATATGTGTCATAACAATTGAAACATCTATATCTCCACTTTCTCTATCTCCATCTAAGTCATTTCTCCATACTTCATCAACATTATAACCACAAACTAAATAGCAAGGAGCTTTATAATTATATGCAAAATCTTTCATTAATTTTTCTTTTGCTTCTTCACTTTTCACAACATAAATTCTTTGTGGTTGATTATTATGAGAAGTTGGAGCAACTCTTCCAGCCTCTAAAATTTTATTTAAATCTTCCTCTTTAATATTTTCTTCTGAATATCTTCTACAAGTGTATCTATCACTCATAAGTTTTAATAATTCCATAATTTTCCTCCTAACTATTTTAAAATTTGATATGTCCATACATTATAGTATATTTTTCAAATTTATTCTATAGTTTCTTTTATTTCTTTAACAGATTCAAAAACAAAATCAGGTACGAAAATTGTTTCTTCTAACATTTTTTTATCTGTTTCACCACTCATAACTAAGATAGAAGTCAATCCATTATCTATTCCTGTCCTAATATCTGTATATAATCTATCTCCAACCATTGCAAGTTCAGATTTCTTTAAATCATATTTTTCTATAATTGCATCTATTATATGTCTATTAGGTTTTCCTATAACTATTGGTTCTTTTCCAGTTGATGCTTTTATAAAGGCCATCATTGCGCCTGCATCAGGCATAAATTTCCCATTTTCTAAAGGACAATTGAAATCAGGGTGAGTTGCTATATATTCAACTCCATTTGCTATGTATTCACAAGCTATCCATAATTTTTCATAAGTTAAAGTTGTGTCAAAACCTAAAACAACAAAGTCTATATTTTTATTTCTTTCTCTTACTAATTCAAAACCAGCCTTTTCAAACTCATCTTCTAAATCTTTAGTTCCTAGTAAAAATACCTTTGCTCCTTTTTTCTTTTTAGATAAATATATTGTAGTTGCTTCACCTGAACTAAAAACATCTTCTCTATGAGCTTCTATTCCTAAATTATTTAATTTTTCGACATACTTATCTTTATTTTTTGATGAATTATTTGTTAAAAATATATATCTTATATTTTTTTCTTTTAATTTTTCTAAAAATTCTTTTG